AGATTAAACACAGCAAGTCTTTCTTCTTCATCTTGTAAAAAATTATTAGAAGGTGTAGAATCTTATTTAGGAAACAACAAACCTTTAGACAAAAACTTAAAACCACTAAGAGACGGAAGACTAATTCACGTTACACTTTTAGAGAACAACAAACTAAACGATTACTACCATTTTGTTGACGTATATACAAGACGAAACAAAGAGTATAAAGAAGCAGTAAACAATCCTAAATTTAAAAACAAAGAGATAATGCTTACAAAAGAAAAGACGTGGGCAGAAAATATTGTAGATGCTGTTTATAACAATCCACTTGCCAAAACACTGTTTGATGGTGGACAATACGAAACACCAGGTATTGATTATGTGCAAGGCATCCCTTTTAGAGCAAAAGCAGACTGTATACAAGGTGATACCATTGTAGATTTAAAAACAACATCAGACATAGATTCTTGGCAATACAATATGGATGTTTATGGATATGATATGCAAGCATATATTTATTGTACAGTATTTAACAAAAAAAAATTTACCTTTGTTATTGTAGACAAAACTACACTAAAGGTCAAAACTTATGACGCAACTCCAGATGATTTACGACAGGGCGAACAGAAGGTTGGCGAGGCTATTGCAAACTATATTGAAGGAGTGGGATTTTAGAACTCCTGTGGTGAAAGAATATTTTGCACTTACTTGCAATGATATTATTTCAGGAGCTACACTTCCAGAGCTTTATTCAAGCATAGATCTGTTTGCATCTTTAGAATATTACGAAGAGTGTGAAGGCATACTTTTGGCGTGTGAAATATCTACAACATTAGCATTAACCAATTATATATTTAAACTAAAAAATGAATGATAAAGTAAACATATTAATTAAACTAGAAAGAATCGTAGATGAAGTTACTAGTTCAAAGATTCGTAACAAGAATAAAAGCCATAAAAACGTAGTTGCAAGAAGTATATTTTATAGACTTGGAATAGATTATTTAATTATATCAGGAATGATGCACGGACATATATCTTATGTTGCAAGGTATCTTGACAAACATCACGCAACATTACTACATTCACTGAAGAACTTTGACAGAGATGTTGTAAAGAACAAATATAATTATGAATTGTTTAGAAAGTGTAGACAGATATTCTTAAACATAGACACTAACTATGAAGACTTTGACGATAAGGATATTCAGATAGATTATTTAAAAAACAAAATAATAGACCTTGAGTTACAATTAAAGACAACCAGGCCTACAAACAAACGTATAAAAGAACTGGTTGATATGTTAGAATCTATTCCAAATGATAAAATGTATCTAGCAAAAGTAAGAATAGAAGCTATGATTAAAGGATTTAGTATTGAACCGAAAAACCAACAAACGCAAATTATCGGTGCTTACGAAACTTTCGCAACCACCTAGAAACAGAGTTGCACAAAGTTATTGTATCAACAACGGATATAAAATATATCCTGTTGTTGTAGAAGGTGGATATATGATAGAGATAGATTATAAAGGTCAGATAAAAAGGGGAACAATCGTTTATGGTAAAACAGAATGGTCTGATGCTATATGGGCATTGTATGATAAAATATATGAAAGATATAAAAATTAATCATTTAGACTTGTTCTCAGGAATAGGTGGATTCCATTTAGGATTCCAGCGTGCTGGATTCAAGATAAATTCTTACTTTAGTGAAATAGATAAATACGCAATTCAAGTATATAAACATAGATTTAAAAATAGTAATTATGTCGGATCAGTTACAGATGTTTACGGAAGAAACTTACCAAACATCGACCTTATCACTTTCGGAAGTCCTTGTCAAGACTTTAGCATTGCTGGAAAACGTAAAGGGCTTGAAGGTAAACGAAGTAGCCTTATCAGTGAAGCAATTAGACTCATCAGAGAAAAGAGACCTAGTGTTTTTGTCTGGGAAAATGTTAAAGGAACATTCTCATCAAACAATGGCAAAGACTTTGCAGCAATCTTGCAAGCGTTTACCAACATTGGGGGTTATAGACTTGAATGGCAACTGCTTAATACAAAGTGGTTTTTACCACAAAACAGAGAGAGAATCTACCTTGTCGGATATATTGCAAAAGAAAGTAGACGACAAATATTTCCTATCGGAGAAAGCGATAAAGGGAATGTTACTGAGAAAGAATCATCCGCCTGTATCACAACAAGTTATCACAAAGGAGTAAATTTTGACAATCAGTTAATAAAGGTAAACTCAGCAACATCAAAAGGATATGAATTAGCTGAAGAGGGTGATAGTATAAATTATTCAGTTCCTACTTCTAAAACTAGAAGGGGAAGAGTTGGTAAGGGTGTGGCTCAGACTTTAGATACTGCTTGCAATCAAGCGGTTATAAAGTCAACTAAAATAAGAAGACTAACACCAATCGAATGTGAACGCTTACAAGGTTTTCCTGATGATTGGACTAAAGAAGGTACTGATGGAAAAATAAGTGATAGCCAACGATACAAGATGTGTGGTAACGCAGTGACTGTTGATGTTGTGGAAGCAGTAGCAAAAAGAATAAAGCAAGTTGTTTATGGCTAAACAAAAAGGAGAACGTAAATATATGAAGAAGACCGATGGTCGTAAGAACAACGGAGCAAAACGTGGTGATGCTCTTGTTCGTAAGACTATGGCAACTCCTGCAAACTTTAACAGAGCAAAGAAAAATAGATCTAAGATATTGGCTACAAACGCTATAGAAGAAGTATATGGGTCTGAAGCAAACTTCTGGAAAATGGTAGCTCAGAAAGCAGAGTCTTCACAATACGACAGAAAAATGGTTATTGAATATATTTATGGTAAAGCTCTTGACAATCCAGATGCTCTTGCTCAAGCAAAGAATATAGATTTTTCTATTGTAAATATATTTCCTGGTACAGACAAAAAAGAAGATGTGATTGACGTAACACCTGAAGATGAAAGTACCAAATCTAAATGAAAAATATAAGTCGTTTGGAAATACTTCAAGGTATTTCTTAACAACAGGCGGTAGGGGGTCTGGTAAGAGCTTCGCTGTTAATGTATTTTTACTGCTTCTTACTTATGAAAAAGGACACAAGATATTGTTTACAAGATATACAATGGTGTCCGCTTCATCATCTATCATCCCTGAGTTTATAGAAAAGTTAGAAATAATGGAAGTAGTAGAAGACTTCCGTATCACCAAAGACGAAATAACAAATGTAAAGACAGGCTCAAGTATACTCTTCAAAGGAATAAGAACTGCTTCTGGGAATCAAACAGCTTCACTCAAATCGTTAAACGCAATAACTACCTTTGTGTTGGATGAAGCAGAAGAACTGACTGATGAAGACACCTTTGATAAAATAGACCAGTCCGTTCGTGTGAAAACTAAACTCAATAGGGTAATTCTTATCCTGAATCCTACAACAAAAGAACATTGGATATGGAACAGGTTTTACGCAAACAGAGATATACCTGAAGGATTCAACGGCATCAAAGAAGGAATAACATACATACACACAACTTACTTAGACAACGTAGACAATCTTTCTGATTCTTTCTTAAAACAGATAGCAGACATACGCAGAAGAAGACCAGAAAAATACACACACCAAATACTTGGTGGGTGGATGGAAAAACAAGAAGGTGTCATATTTACAAATTGGAGAGTAGGAGATTTTAATGATAACTATGATATTATATATGGACAAGACTTTGGTTTCTCTGTTGATCCTACAACCTTAGTAAAGCTGTCTATTGACAAAGGCAATAAGCGTATATTTATAAAAGTAATGTATTGTAGGGTTGGTATGTCAACCACGCAAATTGCCGACCAGAATATTAGATATGCAGGGCCAAGTTTGATTATCTCTGATTCTTCAGAACCAAGACTTATCAAAGAAATAAAACTAAAAGGTGCAAACCTAAGACCGACCGTTAAACGCAGTGGGTCTATATTGTCTGGTATCGCACTTCTCCAGGACTACGATCTCATTGTAGATTCAAACTCAAAAGAACTGATCAAAGAACTAAACAACTACGTTTGGGCTACCAAAGGTCAGACCAAACCAGTAGATAAATGGAATCACTGCATTGATGCAATTAGATACGCAGCTCAATACGTTTTAACAAACAGAAACAAAGGAGCTTA